CTGAGAGGTACAATCTGGTGTTCATGGCCCCATTCGAGTTCTTTGTTAGCCTCGTACAAAGGGTCGGCGGAGACCTCACTACTATAGCCTCGATGATTGCTTCTCCGCTGTTCGATCTATTCGCGGGCTGCGAGACGAATTCACCTGAACGACTTACTTTTGGGCTTTGCCTTAGTTCAATCCTTGACCTCATTGATCCCAGGCATCGGACTTCGCTGAAACCCGCATGGGCACTTCTGATCGAAAAACCCATCTACCGCCTCAGGAAGAGCGATGCTATGTTCGCCACCTTCGCTACGACGTCGTACAAGCGCCCAGCAAATTATGAGGCTTGGGCAGCGAAGATGATTGACCTAATGCGGGGAACACCTGGTGTCGACGTGTCTAAGCTGACCGCTTCTCCTCCGACTCGCATGGTTTTTACGCCTAGGTCAACCTTCGGGATCAAACAGCACGAGGACATGATGACCTACTTTCATGCCCGTATCATTGAGACCGACAGGGAACGGAGGGCACTGGAGCAGGCTATACGCGTGGGAGCACCTGAGTCGATCGATATGGTCTGGGCGTCTTCCCCTGCTGCAGGTGTGAAGAGCTTATCCCGTTACCTTGTGGATCGACCCGAGCCTTCCGCTTACCGTAAATCCAAGATAATCGAAGCAGCTGACTCACTATTCGATGATTTTCCCGAGATGTACGACTCTCCTCGAGGAATGACAATCGGGGGAGTCATCGCTGCGACTGAATGGCGGTACTCGGCCGGGTTACCTTACCTGCCGTACATTAAGAAAAGATCCCAGATCAAGAATTCAGCGTGGATTCATGCATTCAAGGCTTCAGCAGAGAAGATTATAGCTTCGGGTGAGTGGCCCGGGATGGCGTTCCATGGCTTTCCCAAGTCTCAGTTGATGGCTATGGACAAGATAATTGGAGGGAAAAAGATCAGGTTCATTACGGCTCAAGACCGGAACACGGCCGCCGCCTATAATGCACTAGGTATGGAAGTGAACAAGAGACCCCCCCCAGCGCGGGCACTGGTGTTACCTTCGTTCCGTCGGAGCGAAGGTGGAATGCAGGAGGTTTACAAGGCACTGCGAGAGCATCCCAACCTTTTCACGGGCGATGCAAGTGATTTCGATTCGACAGCGTGCTCCGAGCTAGTCATCGAGGGCCCTGTCCGATTATGGAGCCGAGGCGTCGAGGGTGACTGGGGCGAGAAGGCTACGACTTCTTTCATGAGAGCCTTCTATGAATCCCTTGCCGACGGAACCATCATAAGCCTTATAGATGGGACCGAATTCAGGAAGACTGGGGGCGGTGGTACGGGATCAGCGCCAACGACTCCGAACAACCGGGATTGGGTCCGCATCGTCTTCCGCGCGTCCTGGTCCATGGTCACAGGCAGGCCATGTAGCGAGTTCTCGTCTTGTGTGACCCTTGCCAACGCCTCTGACGACGTCGTATTCAGCTGCGACGAGGAGACCAAGGAAGTCATTGAGGACATAAAAGCGACAATGCTGGCGGAGTTCGGTGTGTCGTTCGGATTCCGCCATCAGCTCAACATGGACGGCATCCTCCATCTCGATGAGACCGAGCCCGACATGAGGATGTACGAAAGGGTAGGGATCCCCGCGAATCCGGTTCCCATCCGCCATAACAGGGCCCGGCTCTTTCAGATGCGCTCAGAATACAGGTCGGATAGGATGTCTTCCAACTGGTTGGTGGCTTATGACCACATCGCGACCAGGGACATAGGCCATATATATCTCACCGCTCATGACCCCGAAAGTTACGCGCTGGTCGCGGAGTCATGGGAGGATGCCTTTGTCGCCTTTTCGCTTTTGTTCGTTAAGCAAGTCGAAATCGAGCGCGCCCTGGACGAAAACGGTGTCCTCATGGGTTCGACAGTTATGGTCAAGGACGCGTCGCCATCGAAGTCTCTTCTATTGAGAGCGCGGAAGATGTGCCCCGACAACCCGGACGGGTGGATCAAAGCACAAATGATTTTCTACAAACGCTGGGCTCGTGCCCATAAGTGCCCATCTTATACCGAAGTGTTCTCCCTTTGGGTGAAGCCGCCAGAAGGCGAATCTGCGGTCTCCAGGAGGTACCGGCATCTTCCGCTCCCCCCTTTCGTATCTCCAATTATTGACGTCGTGCGGAACGGCATCGCCAGAGCAGACAGCACGCTCG